TGCGATCCTCGCCCCGCAGGCTCGCCTCCATCAACGCGTCGTCAATGATGCGGGCGTCGTCGGAGGTGTCCACCTGCGCCAGCTCACGGGTGAGCTTGGCGTCGGCGAGCTGGACGAGGGTCGCATACATGGTTTACTTCGTCGCCTTCTTGCCGCCGGATTTCGCGGCAGCAGCAGCGGCGGCGGCAGCGGCAGCGGCAGCGTCGTCATCGCCCAGCGCTTTCTCGGCCGCGGCGCGATCGCTCGCGGACGGGCCGGACAGGTAGCCATCCGCCACCAGGCGATCGCCGTCCTCCGCGTCGAACTCCACGATGCTGCCGAGCTTGAGCGGCTTGCCGTCGCGCTTGATGTTTCCGGTCACGATGTACTTCATGGGTCTGTGTCCTCGGTGGTTGACGGGCGCCGGGCTCTCCCGGCGCCCGCCTGCTCTCACGCGGCTTGGGTTATTTGTTCCCGTGCTCTCCGGGTGTCACGCCTGGTTAAACGGCGGCGTTCCCTTTCCCCGGCGTTCTTGCTTACGCGGCCGCGGCGCCCGCGTCCTGGATCAGGTAGCCGGCGGTGATGCCTGAGAGCACCGGCGTGTTGTCGAAGCTGACGCCGTAGATCCAGCTCTTGCTGTTCGGATCCCAGTACGGCTGCTCGACCAGCGGGTGGCCCTCGATCGCGTAGGTGTAACCGAAGCTCGGCTCTTCCACGTTCGGGTCGCTGCTGATGTTGGTATACGCGAGCACCACATCGTTGCCCCAGACGTCGCCGAAGGCGTCCGCCGCATCGGCCACGGTGGCTTCACCCACCACTACCTGAGCCACGTTCCACAACCGCGCCAGGATCTCGGTGGTCACCGAATCGCGCCCGGTGTACTTCACCCGGTCGAGGATCTTCGCGTTGTTCTGGCACGCGCTGAACGCACGGGCCGACAGCACGACCAGGTTCGGGTAAACGCCGATGCTGGCGCGGATCGCTTCGCGGCCTGCGTTGATGTCCGCACTGGGATCGGAGGCATTGCCGGTCCAGCGCGCGGTACCGACCAGCGCCACCTTGTGGCCGGCGTCATAGTTGCCGGCGGTGCGGGCGAGCTGGGCGCAGTTGTACTCATGCTCCAGGTTCACCGAACGCAGCACGGTGTTCACCGCGCGGGTGGCCAGGTTGATGCCCGGCACCTGACTGGCGTCGCGCATCAACTCGCGCGGCACCGGCGCTTCCAGTGCGCTGGGCACGATCGCGTACGGCTTGCCCTGGTAGCCGAACTGGATGCGCTTGGTGGCGCTGCCCGGCGCGCGGCGGCTGTTGTACAGCCGGAACGCTTCCTTGCCGAATTCGATCACGTTGCCGCCGTACATGCCGACAAACGCGATCGGGAACAACACGCGGGCGATCAGCCCGGCGCCCTTGTAGCCGAGGGCATGCGTCGACAGGATCGGGTCGACAACGCGCGCCTGGCCGGGAGTCATCTGAGACATGGAGCTCTCCTAACGATGGATGATGAGTGCCGAATCAGGCCGCATTCGGGATCAGGTACACCTCGATCACCGCGCCGGCGGCAGCCGCGGCTTCGAGGGCGATGGCGACGGTCTTGCCCGCGCTCTTGGTCACCGCCTGCCCGTTGGCGGCGACCTCGATGGAGGCGCCCTTGGCGATGGCCGCGCTGGCGGTCACCTGGGCGGTGCCGAGCACGTCGGTAGGCACCAGCGCACCGATCGCGGCGTCGCTGCGTGCCACGCCGAAGGCGTTGCCCGCCGCGGTGGCCACCGCACCGCCGGCGGTGATGAAGGTGTTGGCGGTGATCGCTGCGGCGGCGACGATCGACAGCACGAGGACGGAATGGGACTGCGACATGGTCGACTCCTGGATTGGGATCAGCCGCCGACCGCCCGCACGCATGCGAGCCAGTCAACGTTGGGGTTCTGCGCCTGGTACTGCTTGGCGCGGGAATAGAGCTCGGCGCGGCCGGCGTCGACGATGGTGCCGGCCGGCGCGGCAAACGCCACGGCATCGGTGATCGTGTCGGCGCCGGATTTCTCGGCGTAGTTGATCTGCTTGGGCAGGCTGTCCAGCAGCTCGCGCAGCACCTCGGCGCCGGGCTTCTTGACCGTGCCATCGGCCGCGGCGAATTCCAGCGGCTTGTCCGGCGCGAACGCCATCAGCAGTTCCACCACCGGCTCCTTGTGGCGCGGCAGCAGCTTGCCGTCGGTGACCAGCTGGGCGGCGAAGCTGACGGCCGCGGTGCGGCGGTCGGCGGTTTCGCGGTCGGCGATGGCTTTCTCGCGCGCCTCGATGTCGGTCTGGCGGGTGTTGAGGCCGGCTTCGCGCGCGGCGAAATCAGCGGCCTGCTGGGTCTCGGACATATCGGTCTCCAGGGTGGTGCCGGCATTGGCCGGCGCGGCATAAGCGGGGGCGGCAATGGCGTCGTCTTCCGTCGACATGTCGTCGAGGGAACGCAACTGCCACTGCGGAATGATCTGGTCGGCTTTCTCGGCGCCCTGCGTCTCGACGAACCAGTCGCGTACGCGCTGCAGGATGTCGACCATGCTGCGGCCCAGGTAGCTGGCGGGCATGGCGAACTCCACGGCGGCGCCGCCATCGGCGAACTGCGCATCGCGCAGGCCGGTCACGGCCGGCGCGGCCGCGCCGAGGAAACCGATGTGGCGCAAGTACATCTTGCCGGGCGTCGGATTGCCGGGCGTGTCGGGCAGGAAGATGGACGCGCTGCGCTTCTTGTAGCGACCGGCATTGACCAACGCGGCGAATTGCGCGTCGACCTGGTGCGGCTCGGCGTACAGCATGTCGCCCTCGGCGCGCAGCGACTTCGCCCAGCCGTACGCTGGGGCGTTGAGCTGCGGGTGGCCCACGACCATCGGCGCCTCGGACAGCGCGGGGTCGTAGCTGCTGGCGATCTGTGCAATGTCGGCCGCACTGAACTCCAACGTGCGTCCGTCCACGGCGACATGCGTGCCAGCGCGGAAGATCTCGATAAGGCCGGGGGCGTTCTTCATGGCGCCATCGTCATCGCGACGGCGGCGCGGGTCATTGGCCCTGGTTCAAAACTTCCGGCTGATCACTTTCTCGCGCGCGCGAGCGCAGGTCGCGGCGGCACCGTCAGCGGATATTTTCTCGGCGCTCCGACGACACGCCGCCGAAGCAGCCCGCGAACGCCCGCAAAGTGCTGTCTGACACCAACGCGGGGTGATGGATGCAATGGTCATGCGGGTGCCCCACACATCGCCGCACCGGCGTGCACAACGCGAATCAGGATTCCGGCATGCCGGCGATCAGATGATCGCGTGCGATGTGGATGATTTCGTCGTCGTCGGTCGAACTGGTGCCAAGCCACGGGCGCGCCGGCGTTCGCCGATGCGGATCCTTGCTGCCGAACTGATGGACAGCACCATAGACCGCATTGGTGCCCACCAGCACCGCCGCGTCGCCGTCCAGCTGCCAGGCGAGTTGGTCGCCGAGCATGTGGTAATCAAACTTGAGTATCGGCACGCCGGGACGCACCTTGCGCTTCCACCGCGCATAGGATGGCTCCAGCGCACGCCAACGCTGGCCGCTCGGGTCGACCTGACGCACACCGCGATCGCGCGTGGAGCCGAGCATGTATTCGCCGATGTGCGAGAGCAGCAGCTTGCGGCCGTCGCTATCCAGGCGACCGGCGACGTAGTCGAGTCCCGCGAGCGCGGTGCTGACGTCGTATTCCAGTTGCAGCTTCGCACCGGCCATCAGAGTTTCCCCTTCACCAGTTGCAGGCCGCCGGTAAGCAGACGCGCGCGCAGGTCCGGCAGGTTGGCGGTCTCGGTGCCCGCGTACGTGTTCACCGCGTCCGTGCCTTCGCCCATGCGCACGATGCTGACCACGCCCTTGCCCACGAACAGCAGATTGCCGGTCTGCTGGTCGAACAGCACCACGCTGGCATCGCGCAGCGCGGCTGGCAGCGTGGGCGATGACGCCGCGGTGAGCGCCGCATCGCCGGCAGCGATCGGCGCGGTCGACGGCGTCACGCCCAGCGCCTGCAGGCTGCGCACCAGGACCGGGTCGAGCGCGCCGATCATCACGGCAGCCTCGGCCAGCTGCTCGGCTTTCACCGCCGCCTTGAGCGCGGTGTAGGTGGCATCGAGCGCGGTCTGCGCACGCGGCAGATCCATGATCGGCTTGAGCGCACCGGCGCCCAGCGCGGCCGGCAGTTTCGTCGCCTTGGTCAGCGTGCCTTGGGCGAGCTGCTCGAACGCGCTGGCGCCGGGGATATAACCAAAGCCCGGATCCACGCCTGCCGGTGTCATCACGATGAACGGGTGCGGGCCGCGCTTGCCCACGATCACCTCTTGCATGTCGACGGCCGGCGCGGTGTCCGGGCCGCTCTTGCCCAGGCGTTTCATGCCGCGTGCATCGACCGCTTCGACGGTGCATTGGCAGCCCCAGCCGTTGGGGCCGAAGTGCGTGAGCCACCACGAATCGTCCGCCAGCAGCACCAGGTTGTTCCAGGACAGATGCAGCGGCCGCGGATGCATCACGGCATCGCTGTGCCGATAGCGCCAGTACGGCATCACCCGCTTGAGCGACTGCAGCTGAGCGTAGCGGCCGGCCGCGTAGCTGGTGCGCAGGTTCGTCTCGTAGATGACGCGCGTGCGCCAGTTGCGCCCGCCGGTGTAATCCCAGCCGTACTTCGCGACGATCTTGTCGAAGTCGGCACGGAACGCCGGCAGGCCGGTGCCGTCGGCGATCGCGCGGTCGATCGCCGCGCGCAGATCGATGAGCAGGTCGATGCGATTGGCGCCGGCCACCATGAAGCCGTGGTCGTGCTGCGCCAGCCACAGATCCGTCCATCGCTCGGTGAGGACGTTGCGCTTGCGCCGGAAGAAGGCGATCTGCTCCTTGAAAGGGAGCGAACCGTACGCGACAGAACCGTCAGCCATGACGGCGCGCGCGCCTGATCAGCGCGCCCAACCAATCGGCGTGATTCCAATCCCACGTGGATGGCTTCAGGCCCAGGCGTGTCACCTCGCGGCGGAGCCAGCGGATGTGTATGCG